TCACTTACGCTCCGGCGCGTTGTCGGACTCATCAGGAGAACTCATGGCAGACGACCCCAAGAAAACCGGCCTCGACCGCAAGCTGATTTCCCTCGACGAGCCGCATGAGGTGCGCTCATGGACCGAATCCCTTGGCTGCAGCGAGACGCAGCTGCGCGATGCCGTCAAGGCAGTCGGCAATTCGGCCGAGGAAGTCCGTCAGTACTTGGCCGGGGACCGGTGATGCCCTCCATCCGTCGGATCTCCGTGCACGTCGACGAGCCGGACCCAGGGCACTTCTACTGGGTGCTGATGGAGGAAGGCGATGAAGCCTCGCAATGGCGAGAGTTCGAGTCCGCCGACACGCCTTATGAGATGTGGATCGATGCCCTGAACGCGGGCATCAGTGCGCTGATCGGCTACGCCGCCGACGAGCGAATCGGGCCGCGCTCGGCCGGAGAACACGAGGACAGCTCGCCGGTAGCCGGACCTCAGTTCCTGTCCTGAGTGTCGACCGGGTGCGGCTACAGAAGTCCCAGCTGCACGGCAGGCCGGGGAGCCTCCTTCGCCTTTGGGATCTTCGGCGGCAGCGGCTCCGGCGTCATCGCCAGCATCTCGGCCGGGTACTCGCGCATGAACTCGAACGCCTCCTGAGGTGAGGCGTCGAGCCAGGGCTCGAACTGCGCTGGCGGCAGGATCACGACCATGCGCTTGTCCTGCTTGTCGACGGGCCGCTTGAGGTCCGGCCGGTGCATGTGCATGAACAGTGGGTGCGTGTCGGCGTTGATCGTCAGCATGGTGAAGCTGAGCTCCCATTCGCCGGTTGCCGGGTTCTTCCAGGGCGACCAGATGCCGGCCACGCCGATCGCATCATCGTTGGCCGCCGTGAACCTTGTCGGGATCGACTTGCCCGTGCGCCAGTCCGGTTCGTAGATCGCCTCGCACGGGATGATGCAGTGTCGCGGTTTGGCCCATGCGTTCTTGAAGCTGGCGAGCTGGTCGACGGTCTCGACTCGGGCGTTGTAGGTGCGCAGGCCGTACTTCACTTCCTTGGCGAATCCCGGCAGCAGACCGAAGTGGCCGCCGACCAGTTCCAGATCCGGCACCGCCTCGTCGCCTGAATCGCGCTCGGGCGGCCGGCGGATGAAGGGCGCCAACTGCGTCGGGTAGATGTGCGACCCGCCGGGCGGCGGCTGCCACTCCGGCGGGAGCTTGATGCCCAACTTCTCGAGCTTCCGGCGGCGAGTTTCAGCCTGGTAGTGGGAGCACATCGGTTCATTTTTGCCCGGGCGGGCCATTGCTGTCCACGTTCGATGTACGTCAAAATACTGTACATTCATACAGCACCAAGGGGGCTGCACGGTGTTGGACATCTATCGGAGAGAGCCATGAGCAAGGTGAAGGCGGCACGCCAGGAATGGGAAGAGCAGTACGCCGCGGCGCTGCTCAAGTTCGAGCCGCGACTCGCGCTCGACGACGCGCTCGAGGAAGCGTGGCTGCGCTACGAAAGCAGCGGCCACGAAGACCCGATCGCAGTCGCTCGGCGAGCTACGCACGTCAACGACAAGCCGGCAGAGGAGCTCATCCTCGGCGCGAATACGCCGGCCTGGATGAAACCCGGGGCCAAGGTGCCACCGGGCTGGAGGTTCGAAGGTGGACGCTGGCGCAACGATTGACGACGAGCTGCTCGAGATGGCGCGCAGGGTCGGCGAGCTCGGCCCCGACGAGCCGATGCGGCCGTCGCTGCGGGATTTTGCCGACCACGTCGCCGGCCGCTGCGCCCGCATCGGCGATCTCTACGGCGACTGGGACCGGAATGCCGGCGACCACATCCGAGCGGTCATGCATGAGGTGCCTGGCCTTGCCCCCTGAGCCTAAGTAACCGCAGCAGCCATATCTGAAAGCAGAGTTTTTTACACGACCGAGGCGCCTATCGGCATCATTGGGCCAGTTTTGACTTCCTCATCTGCCATGGACAGACAAGAGCCCGAACTTTCAGAATCGCTGCAACTGTGGAGGCAACTCGAGCAACTCGCTCGCGCAGCTGATCGTCGCCTGTGTACTGCGATGGTGGAGTACTGCCGCGACCGAGCGCCGAGGCCCTCGGCGGAAGATTTCAGATTGGCAGTACATGCCAGGGCTCTGGCTGACGACCAATATCGGCGCTGGCGCAGAGAAAAGGACCGGCAACTCGGGAGGCTGATCACGCAACCCCGGGAGCAAGAAAGCACCCCCTACCAAACTTCATAGTTGCCGGCGATCCAGGGCGCTGCATACTGCCAACATGGCCTCCCCCTCCAGCCCCCGCGTCTACTTCGCCGGACCAGATGTGTTCCGGCGGAACGCGCCGGAGCACTACCGCAACCTCGTGCGCCAGTGCGAGGTTCTGGGGATGGAGGCGTTGGTCCCGACCGACGGCGAGCCGCCCGGCCTCATGGACGGCGAGGCGGCGCGCGCGATCTACGACACGAACATGGGGCTGCTGCGGCGCTCGAATGGGGTGATCGCCAACCTTGAGCCTTTCCGCGGCACGGAGCCGGATTCGGGCACGGTGTTCGAAGTGGGTATGGCCGTCGCGATCGGCCGGCCCGTCGTTGCCTATGGTGTGAGCGGCACATACGCGAAGCGCGTGGAACGCCTGCTGGGCGTAGTGCGCGCCAACGGCGTGCTGCGCGATCCGCATGACCTAATCGTCGAAGACTTCGGCCTCGAACTGAACCTGATGCTGGCGTGCTCGGTCAAGATCGAGGACACCGCTGCTGACGCGCTGCGCGCCCTTTCGCGCATCTTCATGACGCTCGGGCCGCTACCCGAGCACTGAGGCCCGCTCGCCTTTGACCCCGGCGCTTTTCACACGGAGGCTCTTGCAAGACCGCCAAGTGCCCTAGCCAAGGTGAAAGGGCAGTTCAGCGGGGATCACGCTTGAACCGCTCTGCAGGTATCGCGCCCTTTCGCTTGACCTTCACCCAGTCGATCAAACGGACGCCGGGCTGGTAGACGAGTTTGAGCGCATCGCCGTCGAAATCGGCCTGATGCAATACGGGTTCAGGGTTGCAGAGTTGTGCGCGTCGATCGGCGACCGGTACCCCGACGCGCACGAGGGCAACGCGGGGGAACACATTCGGGCTCGCTACGGGGAGTGAGAATCTGACGATTCAACCAACAAAAAAGGCCGCCATTAAGGCGGCCTTTTCATTCCTTACGAACCGATCAGGGTTGCTGAGCAGCGGCTACTTTGCAACCGTTGGGCGCGTACTTGGCTTCGACATTGGTTTCGCACGACCACGAGCCCGTATCAGCAGCGCGCGTCCACGTGACGGTCTTGTCCTTCACAGCCTGTGCAGCAGAATTGCCAAAAGTGCCCAAGATGGAGGACGCAGTCGTCGCATTCTCACCCAGCGTGATCACCGGATAGCCGGCACCGGTGGGCGCCTCAGGCAGATCACCGTAAGCCACACCAGTGAGGAGCGAAGACGCAGTGGCGTCCGGGTAGCACTCGGTGGCCGCGTCATTGCCCAGCGCCAGCTTGCCGTCGAGCAAGCACGAGTCAACCTTGGTCTTCAGTGCACCGGTCTCACCCATGACCCGGGTAACCTGCGACTTGGCGACGTAGGTCTGATACTGCGGAATCGCGATGGCGGCCAAAATGCCGATGATCGCAACAACGATCATCAGTTCGATGAGGGTGAAGCCGGCCTGGGCGCGGCGAGCGAAAGTGCGACGGTTCATGTGAAAAACTCCTGGTTGGAAGAAACTTGCCTGTTGTGCAGGACCTGATACCTCTTGCAATGACTGGGCCAACCTGCGAGTGCCACAAACTTAGAGCTTAAGACTGCATTCTTTCGCCGGGAGATCCAGAAAACGCCGTGCCAAAATCAAATGGCACGCTGAAATGAGTGCCACGGCATGCAACTGAATGTGCCAATACGTTACGATTGGATAATGAGAATGAGCGCGATAAGCCTTGAAGCAGCCGTGGCGATGACGGGGCTCAGCCGTAGAACCCTGTGGCGCAGGGTCACGGAAGGGGCCATCGCCAAGCGTGAAGAGGATCGGGGCCGGGCGATGTTGTCTCTCGCTGCCGTCGTCGACCTCATCCCCGTCCCGCTGGACGATGACGATCTTGAAATGCTTGTCCAAGCCGACGCCGGTCAGCCCGATGCGCAAGCCGACGTTGGTGAGATGTTCTACACCGCAGGTGAGTTCGGTGCCGCGGTCTACTGGTTGAGTGCAGCCGCGGCTCAGGAGAACGCCGACGCGATGCATTGGCTCGGCACCTGCCACTTCGCCGGGCACGGCGTGCCCAAGAGCGAGAACATCGGACTGAGTTGGATCGCTCGAGCAGCTGAAGCTGGCCATGTGATCGCTCAGCACCAGATGGAGTCCCTCAAGCGCTCTACGCTCCGGTCGTGACCTGTCACAGGGGCGATGTGCATTCCTCGAGCGCGGCGCGAAGTTCCCCCTCGTACCCTTCTCTCAGCTCGATCTCAGCCTGAGACGCTGCCACGTAGCGATCCAGGGCCACGCCAGGTGCGAGGGCCTCGGTCGGCATGGCCGGTCGCGCCGGCATCTGTACCCTACATTCGACAGGCAGGGGCACGCGCACAGTCCGCAGCGGCGCCACGCCGCAGCCCGCCAAGGCGGCGGCCACAACCAGCAGCACGAATGGCGTGAAGCGCTTCATGGTGCAGCTCTCCCCTTCAGCCATCCATCGACCCGCACGCGAGCGCTGCCGCAGTCGTCGCCTGGCAACGCTGCCGGCGTGCTCAGGATCTGCTGTGCGCGGCCTTCGCGCCGGCCGGCTGCCTCGCGGGCGACGGCCTGCGCCCGCTTCGCCTCCGCGCCGCGCTTGTCTGCGAGTTCGCGCAGGTCGTCGGTCGCATCACTGCACGCCGAAGCGGCCGCACGCGCGTCGTCGCGTTCGGTGGTGGCGATGGCGACTTGATCGCGCGCACCGAGCCATACCCATCCGAGGGCGGCATTGCCCGCGACGCTGAGCGCCAGAGCGAGAGCGAGCACCTGCAGGACGCTCATTTGCTCAGCACCTTGTAGGCACGGGCCGTCGCCGCTTTGCGCTCCGACAGCTTGAGGCGCGCCAGGCCGTTCACTTTCGTCGTGACCTCGAAAACGTCGCCGCGCTCAGCGGCCGGCATGCAGCCCTTGTAGTCGACAAAAAACCAGCACGCCGTCAGCGCGGCATGCTTCGGCTGCAACACCAGGCCTGGGTCGCCGACATAGTCGAAACCGAGGGAATCGCTCGCGGCCTGATAAGCATCGAGCCAGGTGAGCTGGATCAGCCCGCGCGCGTGGTAGCCCTTGTATCGAAGCTGGCTCAGCCGGCCCGGGCTCCGCACGTAGTCCTCGGCACGGTAGGCGCCCTTGACGAACAGGCTCGGGTACACGGCGCGCAGCCGGTCGGGCGTGGTGTAGTAGAGGTCTTCCTCCACCACGGACAGCGGCCCGCCCTTGCCTTCGGATTCGACGGCGAGCTGGCCCAGCAGGCAGGCCACCGGCATGGCCCCGGTGATGCCGAACCGTTCCATGGCTTCCTCGAGGTGGGCGGCATAGCGCTCTGCATTGGCGCGGCCGGCGCCGGTGCACGCGATGAGGGTGGGAAGATCGATCATGGCTTCAGCTCCTTGGCGTGGTGCCGCGTGGTCTATTGAGAGACGCCCGCGCAGCGCAGATAGAGCGCGACGATGGCTTCGGTGTGCTGGTCACGCTGCGCCGCGGACGGATTCGCAGGCCGGGTCGGCAATGTGGGACAGTCGCGCGCCTGCGGGGGCGGCAGTGGCGCGGCACAGCCGTGGAGCGCGGCGAGCAACAGAACAGCCGCAGTGCGCCTCATGGGCGGACTCCCTGCAGCTTCTCGTTGGCCCGCTTGATGGTGTTGTTCACGGTGGTTGCAGGCGCCGCGGCGGGCACGGCGCCCGTGGCTTTTGCCGCGGCCTTGGCCGTGATCGCCGCGGAGGCCGCAGTCTTCGCCGCGGTACCGACCTGGTCGGCCGCTTCGCCCACTGCTTCAGCCGCGCTGGTGGTGGCCACCGCCGCATTCGTTGTAGCCACTGCGGCGTCGGTGACCGCGCCGGCCGCGCGATCAATGCGTTGCCCCCAAGCCGATTGCAGGCGTCCAATCTCGCTCAGGTGGTCGCTGCGCTGTCGCAGCATCTGCGCGTCGGCATTGCGCGCCGCCCAGAAGTATCCCGAGCCGAAGCCGCCGAGGAAGAGACTGCCGATGACGCACACGGTTTCGAAAAGCCGGCGCCACTGGCGGGGCGGCCGCACGCGCGGCAGGTCTTCGAGCGGGGCGTTGTCAGAATCACTGTGCATGGATCTGCTCCTTCAGTTGTTGCAGCTGCTCGCGCAGTTGCGCCGCCTCGATGGCTTGCGCAGCAAGGGCCTCCCGCAGCTGCGCGACATCGGCGGCCTGTGCCGCCAGCGTCTCGCTCATCGCGCGCATCTGCCCCCTCAGTTCCCAAAGCTCTTCCCGGGCTTCGTTGCGTTCGGCGGCGAACTTGTCGGCACGCTCATCTGATCTCAACCGCGCGGCTCGCTCGCCCTCGAGCAACTCCTTCCACGTCCCGAGCGCAGCAATTTGCCCCTCGCTGTCGGCCCGCTCTTTCGCATCGGTCGGCTGCTGCTTGCGCCACACCTGGTAGCCGCCTGCGGCCGAAAGGATGAGGAAGGCGAGCTGTGCGATCGGGTTGCTTGCGATGTCGCCCATGTCCATGGAATGCCTCGTCTCTTTCTTTAGATTTCGATGACCTCGACGGGCAGCAAGGGTGCTTCGCCCTCGATGACGCCGTCACGCACGAACACTGGATCGCCCACGGCGCCGCCGCCCCGAGCGGTCAGCAAGCCGCCGCCGGGCAGCTCGACGGTCGCCACCTCGCCGTCGAGTGCGGTGATGGTTCCGACTTGCAGCGGACGGGCCGGGAGCAAGTCGAGGAAGACGCGGTAGATGTTTCGCATGGGTCAGCTCACGTGGGTTTCGATGCCAATCGTCTGGCGCAGCACCGGCCGGTCCCAGCTGACCGCCGTGCTGCGCACCAGGCCGAGGCGCGTGGTGGGCCCGTCGACGTAGCGCACGAGCGCGCCGGGCTGGATGATTCCGGTCTCGGCCAAGACGGGCATGCGTAGCGTCACGAGCGCCTGCCGGCCGGTGTTGGAAAGCTCGGCCAGGCCGCGTTGCCGCGCGGCAGTCGCGTTGGTGATGAGCGGGTGCGTGACCATCGGCGCCACCACGCCGCCGGCCGTGCCAGCGCGCGTGACCTGGCCGAGCACCCCGTCCGACCTGGTGCCGCCGACAAAGACGCGGTCATAGGGCGGTAGGCTCTGCCACTCGATGCCTTCCACGCTCGTGACGGCGCTCGGCAGCTCGAAGTCCGGCGTGAGAGTGTCCCAAGTCCATGGCGTGGCGGGATAGCGCGGCAGCACGCGCAGGGTGGCAGCCGTGCGATGCGGCTGCACGTAACCGCCTGCGGCCCGGACGATGTCCTGCACCGCGGCGATGTACGTGCCCTGGAAGTTCCATGTGCCGCCGGGGACGCTCCAGTCCTCGAGGCCCCAGGCCAAATCCCAGCCGATCCCGACGCCGTTGATCGTCAGCGCCTGGAGCGCGAGCTGCTGCGCCGTGCGATCCAGGGCGCTGAAGTGGTTGAGCACAGGCGCATAGGGTGCGTCGAGGATCGCAGCGCGCCCCCTGCCCTGCACGCGGATCCGGGCCTTGCCGAAGCTGCGCTCGCGGCTATAGCTTTCCGCGCAGAGACGGAAGGCCACGCCGTTGACGGTGGTCTCGATGTCGACCGGGTCCCCGTTGGTGCCCGGCTCGATCAGCGACAGCGCGCTGGCCGGAAGCGAGGCCCCCCAGGACCAGGTCCACGAGTCCACGTCGAGGCTCATGTTGAAGGCGTCGGCCTCGATGGCCGCGCCGGTGTCTACGCGGTGCAGCGTGATGTGGTTTTCCACGACGTATACCCTCCTGACGGGAATGACGACCGTCTCTCCGGGCTGTGACCCGTGGCGCTCGCAGATGAAAACAAGGTTGGTGTCTGCGCTCCACAGCGCGTCGAACACGAGGTCGCCGCCGGGCAGGTAGCACGGCTCCGGCTCGGGCGGGATGGGCGTGTCGCCGATGCCGGGCGGAGGTCGCATTGCGTCTTGGTAGCGGGTGCGGGAGCCCACCTCGATCGGACGGCCGTAGCCGTCGTGCTCCGCAAAGGCCACATGCAGCGCGATCGCGTCTTGGTAGCGGGTGCGCGCCTGATTGCGGACCTTTCGCCCGTCCTGATAACGGAGGGAGGCCGACACTCGGAGGGGATCGCCGTCTTGGAACCGAACGCTGCGTGCGAGCGGAAGCCGCTGGGAGTCTTGGAAGCGCACCACGGCCGACGTGCCGAGCGCCGCCCCGTCTTGGAATCGATCGCGAGAGGCGCGCCGCATGCGCTGTGTGTCGGCCCACCGCGCACGCACGCCGACGCGCAGCGGGGCTGCAGGCTGGAACCGCACCACGGTCGCGACAGGCAGGCGTGACGCGCGCTGTGAGCGGTCCCGCGTGCCCACTTCGATCGCCAGCGCGTCCTGAAAGCGAACGCGCGTGCGACCGACAAGCGGGCGCTGCGTGTCCGAGTGATAGAGGACCTCGCCGACCAACGTGGGCCGCGCCAGCACAAGCGCGCCGCTCGCGACGATGCCGAGCGCGACATGGCCAACCAGCGTGGGACGCGCGAGCGTGATGGTGCCATCGATGATGGCGTTGCTGATCGGGCTGCTGCCGTCGTCCCCGAAAACGAGGTCGCCCGTTGTGAGCGGTACAGCGCTGAAGACGAGATCGACATTTGCCACGTCACACGAACTTCAGTTCGCCCAGGATGGCACGCGCTCCGGCATAGAGCAGCGTGCCGGTGGTGCCCTTGACCTTGAGCGCGCCAGAGCCCGCCTCGTCGGAGACATCACCGCTGAGCAGCAGCCTGTTCGCGCCGCTGTAGAGCTGAAACGATGCGGCGTTGCCCTGCGTCAGGATGAAGTCTCCGCTCGCGTCCTCTTGGCTGAACACCAGCGTGTGATCCACAAGCGTGACGGCAGGCTTCGTGAACACCATCGTGACCAAGGGGACGGCCGCACCGTCAAAGAGAACCGCATAGGCATGGTTCGTAGGGTCATCATCGAGCGCAGAATCAATTCCACCGACCAGCATTGCGTCATTGAGGGCTTGCGTTGCAGTGAAGCTCATGCGATCAACTCCACACCGCCATTGGCGAGATTGAGGCCGTCCGCGATCACGGCGCGGTAGGTGCCGTCATGGTCGAATGCCACCACAAAGTAGGTCTCGGTCTCGTCGATGTAATCGAACGAGTAGGCACCGGTCCCGGGTGCGCTCAGCGTCTGGCGAATGGGCATGCCGTCGACCTGACGGAACAGCATGGTTCGCTCCGACACAGGCACGTTCGGCGTGCCCTTGTCCTTCGTCGCGCCCCGCACGCGGCCGATCCCTGCGCCTCGGACATCCTCTGTGAAGTGGCGCCTCAGCTTGCTAACCTCGATGCCCCTCTTCACGCCGAAGTCCTCGTACGCCGGGACCGGCTGCAACGGCAGAACGCGACCCGGCGACTGCACAAGTCTTGTCAGCGTTTGATTCCCACGCGTCTCAATTTGATCAGCCCCGCGCAAGACCAAGGCGATGATCGACCAGCCTCCGATTGGGCTCGCATTGAGGGCATCACTTGACCACGTGCCGCTAGTCGACTCCCCGGCCGACAACGGAATCGTCGCCAAGCCAAGACGCAGTTGCTGGATTGCAGTGAAGTGCCTCACCCACGGAGGCCTGGGAGCTATCGCCATATCCGTGGAGTTCGGATTGGCAAATGCCAAAGACCAAAACGCTGCAGAGATGCCCAAGCGACGATCCCCGCCCGCCACAACGGAGGGCACCGAGTGCGAACCGGCGTTCCCACTTATAACGCCCGTGGCAACGGTGTTGAAGTCCTCAACTTCCGGCTGTCGAACCCCGCCGCTGACTACCAGAGCAATGATGTTGAACACCCCACCCCACGTGCCCGGGTCTTTGTCCGCCTCAGTTCGCACCGCACGGGTCCATATCTCGGTGCGGTTGTTGTTGGGTCCCGCGGCGCCTGCAGCCGCTTGGCGCACAAAGCCGGCTGGTGCAGTCGCGCCTACAGTCTCTGTCGTCGCGGCAACGATCAGCAAGTCGCCGAACTCAACGATGGGAGGCGAGGCGCACACCATCGTCGAAGTCGTTGCTGACGAAGTCATCGCCCCCGCTGACCTCACCACAACTGGCGGGTTGACGTTCCGGGTCTTCTGAAAGGCCCCCGGATACGCGTACCAGTCGTCTCGCCGTGCAATGGTGTACGTCACACCATCGTCCGACCAAAGCAAGGTGAGCGTCGCCGGGAACTTCTGCGGGTCTGCCCCCGCCCCGAGCAGGAAATTGTTCACTTCCGCGGCTGCACCGAGGTCCCAATCGATCTGCACTCCCTCGGCCTTCGCCCATGCGACGACGCTGGATGCGAGATCGTCGGCGAGGCTTGCAAGCGTGCCGGATACCGGCGCAATGTTGGTAGCGATCGTCGCACCAGCGTCCGCACGTGATGTGCCGTTCAGAAGCTGAAACTCGGTCAGTTCAAACCCGTCGCCCGCGACAGGGTAGATATTGCGAGCGCGCCAGTAGCGATGCACGGGCATGTCTTACCGCCACGGTCCGGTCACATCGAAAAACATCACCCCGGTGTTCGAATCAGAGGGGGTTGTGCCCATCGAGCTGTCCGTACAGCGCACCACAAGCATCCGCTTGCCGGCGTCACTTCCAGCGCCGGGCCACGTATCCCCCGGGACGAACTGCTGCAAACTGACCGACTGTGGCACATGCCGAATGCCAGGTACGTCCGACCGCGGGGAGCCATCACCACCAGAGAGCGCCATGAACTTCTTCGACATGTACAGCGCGCCGTCGATCGCATTTGGAAAGGCTCCCAGCGCAGGCTGCACACCTGACGTTCCACTGCCTGTGTACTGATTGACGTACTGCGCCACTGCCGCCCCGAGGCCCGAGAAAGACCGGGGAGAGTACGTAGTGGCCGTTAGCTTGGCAAAGTCCCCCACGCCAGTCGAATCAATCGCGGTGCTGGTCGCCATGTTCAGCACCGTCGAATATGGATCCCCGCTCGGCTTGAGGGGGATCGGATCTCCAAACCCTCGGATGGTCGTGCCAAAACTGTAGCTCGTTGGGCTCACCGCATACGGCACGAGCACGATGAAGAACATCCGCTCGTCGCCAATAACAAACCACACGACCCCCGTGGCAGATGCGGTCTGACGCTTGGGCCACACCCCGCCGCTCGCGAACTGCGCGGCAGTCGGAAATGCGCCGAGTCCTGAGTTGATGTCAGACATCGTTTCGTAGCCGACCACGCGCATGAACGTGGCGTTGGTGTCGTCGACTCGCAGCAGATGCTTGGGGCTGAGGACGTGCTGGCTCTGATACGCGGCCAGGTTCGTTCCGCTGAATGGCTTGGCCCACCCGAGGGGCGCCATCTTGATCGTGATGGTGCCGGTCACCGCACCGTCCGGTGCCGCCGTGGCGAAGGTGCAGGAGGTCGCGTTGAGCTTGCTCACGACCTTCTGCTCGCCGTTGAGCACCGTCCATGCGCCGGTCGCACCCGTCACCTGGATCACGCTTTCCGGGACTGCGCTGTGCACGCCCGACCATGTGACCGTCGCCACGCCCCCGGCGACTGCGATGGTCGCGCTCTTCGTGTCGAAGCCATCCTTCAGACACGCGTCGAGCACCGCGATGCCTGCGCCCGCGACGCCGCTGAGCACAGGCGGGTTCGCCATCATGCTGTGAAAAAACTTGACGCTGGTGTTCACTGGAGATGTCATGGTGCTGCCTTATGCAATCGGGTTGTCCACGTCGCCGCGCACAAGCACTTCGAATGAGTAGTCGTCGCCTGCTTCTGCGCCGGGGGTGATAGTCTGAGCGAGCCAGAAAGTGGGCAACGCGCCGACGGTGTTGATACGCACCACGTTGCCGACGGACCAGCCGCCGCCCCAGCCCGCGACTGCGATGCGAAAGTACGGCGCACCAGCGTTGTTGTTGAGCGGCGCAGTCTCGGTGTTGATGCTGCCCTCGCCGATCACGCCCAGGTGCTCGCCGATGATGTCGAATGTCAGCGTCGTCTTGAACAACAGCGCCCAGCGCTCCGTGACGGCGCCGGCATTGGTGACTTCGACCGGATAGTCGATGTCGTTGTAGGTCGCGGTCGACGCGTCGCCCACCAGCGAATCGGTGAAGGTCCGAGGGTTCCAGGTGGCTTGATCGAACAGCAGCGGCACGCGCGCGGCGAGGTCGCCCGCGATGAGCGCGCTGGAGATGTAGGAGCCGACCGGATAGGCGTGCGTCAACGGGCGCATCCCCGTCAATTGCCCGTTGATCTGCGCATCGCGGGTCTGCGTCATGTCCTCGACGCGATGTTCCACGCGCATCGGCTGCACGAAGCCCGTCACATCGGTCCACGTGACCACGCCCGCCTCAAGATCGACCGTATAGCCCGTATGCTGCGTGGCGCCGTCGTTGCCGATCACGCGCACGCGGGACAACCGCGTCCGACCGCAATTCAGGGTACCGCCAACGATCGCCGTTGCGGGCGTGGTGGTGTCCTTGTGGCCGATGACGTGCGCACCGCCTGGCCGGAAGATCGGCACGCGGCCATCGGTCGGCAGGCGCACAGGATCGATACCCAACAGGGCCGCGTCCAGCGGCAGGTACGTGAACGCCACGGCGTTGAGGCGAACAGTCTCCTGGCGGACCAAGTCGACGTAGGCGTTGGTGACACCCGGCACGCCGAGGAATGAAAGATCGGCTTTCGTCTGCCCGCCCGCGGCCGTGGGCGTGACGCCGACGATGATCACGACGCCCGTCGTGTAGTTGACCTTGCCCTTGATGCGCGTCGCGTTGATGTAGCCGTCGCTGTCGGCCGTGACGTTGAAGGTCGTACCGTCCTGCATGGTCCCGAGAATCGACACGCTGCCGGTGCGAAGCGGCGCGGTCGGAACGCGGAACGTGATCGCGTAGGTGCTGAAGGGCGTGTCGGGGCCATTGACGGGCGCGCCGGCCACCCCCCGCCAGTTGCTGACGGCAGGCGAGCCACCGGCCGTCCACGAGTCGAGCAGCACCTCGCCCTGGGCGGGCGTCATGGTGCCGACCGTGGTGCCGTTGCCGGTCACGGGCGAGGGATTTACCTGAACCGCGCCGCTGGCCTTGACGACGTAGTCCTGCCCGGCGCGACTGAACCGCACGCCAGACAGCGAGAACGCGTTGGCGACGTTGGTCTTCAGGTGCAGCTGGTCCATGTCGCCGGTCAGCACCTCGGAGCCCGCAGCGCCCGACGAGAACGTCGCAGCCGCGCTGGCGACGCCCGAAAGGTTCATCGACACGATCGTGTTGAGCGCGACTGAAGCGAAGGGGGCTCGCTTGAGTGCAGCGCCGGTATCGAGGGGGTTGAGAGTGACATCGGTCATGTTGTGCCTCAGGCAACCACGATGTCCCCGATGAAGTCACCGGGTTGTCGCAGGAAGACGTTGTCCCAAGCGGTCACAAGCAATGCGACCGGCGTGGGGATGACGGTGTTGGCGGTCAGCGAAAACGTGCCGGCGGCGTAGTTCATGCTCCCCACCACCAGGCGCGCATCTCCGAGCAGCAGCACGAGGGCGCCAGCGGCGTCATCGACGATGCGGTATGTCGTCGCAGCCCCCCAGTTCACGACCGGGTTGTCCTGGTAGATGGCCTTGATCTGCCCCGTCACGTCGAGAGAAACGGACCCCGGAGTGATACCGGTCACGCCGAGAGAGCCCGACCCGCCAACGATGGAGACGGTGGCTGCGGCCTTCGCGCCGGTGGCCAGGTTTACGGTGACGGGCGTGCCAGGTGCGGGGAGCAGGTTCGGGCTTAGCCGGAAGGTGCCGCGCGCGTAGTTCACCGTGCCCGAGGCATCGCCGGTGATGTTGCCCGCGCCGTCGTCCTGCGCCGACCGCGGAGTGCCATCGTCCCATGCGATCGAGAGCGCGCCCGGCTTGATCGCCTTGGCGCCGGCCTCGAGGCTCGAAACGCCCGAGGTGTTGAAGGGCCAGTAGAAGCGCCCGTTGTTGTCGAGCGTGAGCACCTCGCTCGACCGCGCAGCGTCAGGCTCCACCCACTGGTAGATGACGAAGCTGCCCACGTCCGGCAGCGCCCCCAACGTCACAAGGACCGTGGCAGTGTCGAAGTTGAGGTTGCCGGCGCCGAAGCTAGTGTCGGGGCCACGGATCGCGCCGTCGCCCTGCTCGCGCAGCACGTACCAACGGCCCTGGCTCATGTAGCTGATCGACAGCGTGCCGCGCGCGGGAGCCGGCTCGATGGTGCGCACGTAGCTCAGGGACCGCGTCTCGATCTTGACCTCGAAGCCCTGCGATTGGCTGACCGACTGCGGGACCGCGCCGGGCGCGTAAGTGACGGTGAAGGTACGGCCACCCGTGCCGAACACGTTGGTCGTGAGTGCGGCGATACCGTTCTCGTAGTCGATGGTGCCGACCTCTGCGCCGCCGGAGAGCAAGCGCCCGCCGCTGTCCGCGACGGAGATTGCGTCAGCCACGATCGACAGCGTGCTCGGGGCAATGGCACCGCCCAAGGACAGGCTCTGCGTCGTCGAGAAGATCGCGTTCAGGCTTTGCACCACGGCGGCGCCCGAAGACACCACGGCCGCAGACAGCTGGTTCATGCGCGCGTCGGCGATCGGCGTGTCGATCTGCGCCGAGGGCACCAGCTGGCTGAACATGGATTCACCCTTGATCGTGAAGGCGCCGATGCTCGCGGGCTCTTCGAGGCGCGTCACGCCGTAGTAGCGCGCGGCGTTCGCGACAACCGTGTCGCTCAGCTTCGTGAGCTGGGCAATCTGCGCCTTCGTGTAGTCGAACCGCGACATGTCGAAGCCGGGAAAGTCCTGCGCGAGCGTGTTGCCCAGCCGCAGCTTGAGCACCCAGCGCTTGAACAGGCCGCGGTCATCTTCGAACTCCCGCTCTTCGGCGGTGGCCTCGATCACTCGCACGTACTGGCGGAACTCGTCGGGGAATCCCTCGCGCTTCGTCAGCACCATCGTGGCGCCGATCGGAGGGGTGTTGCTGGTCTTCTGGAAGATGAGCAGCGTGTCCTGATGCTGGATGTGGTTGCCGTAGAGGTAGGCCGGATACTGCGGCCCGATCGAAAGGTAGGCCTCGATCCGCGAGACGGCCTCGACACGCCGGTCGAACGTCTCGCCCGTGCTGAAGGCCGTCATCGAGATATTCGGGTCGTCGGGCGGCTCCGAAATGATGACGTTCGACCCTTGGTACACATCGACGTTGTCTGTGTCGACATGCACCGCCAGCTTGCGCAGCTTCACGCGGCCGAGCGCGCGGTCCAGTTCGGACACGTCGGGGAAGATGGCATTGCTGGTGCCGTCAGGTACGACGACGCCGGTGGGCGCGCCGCCGCCCTCAGGCACGTCGGCCATCACCTGTGTTTTGACGAGCTTGAGGTCGCCGCTGAAAATTGCCATGTGTCAGACCTCGATCAATCGCACGGTGGCGACGTAGGGGAACGTGTCAGGGGGAAGCTCGGGCCGCGCGACGGGCTCCGCCTGCACAGGCTGATCTACCGGCGCGAACTGCACGGTGAACGCGCGACCGTCGGCCAGGGTGAGCAGGTGTTCGCCCACCGCATCTGCCGCGGCGAGGGCCCGCAGCGCCTCGACAACGCTGCGGCGGATCCAGCCCGCCGTCTCGTCGCCGCGCAGCGTGATCGGCCTGCCGGCCTGCTTGACCGCCGCGTCGATCAGCAGTGCGCCCGTGACGGAGTACTCGGCCGACTTCTGGACGGCGCTCCAGGCGAACTCGTCGCTCCAGACCATGCCGCGTGGCAGCTGCAGGCCGCCCAAGGTGTGGAAGGTGGTGATTGCCATGGTCAGGGAGCTGAGGTGCTGCGCGCCTGGCCGAGCCGCTGCAGCAGGTCCTGCAACAGGTGGGCGCCCGCGTTGTCGGTGTTGAGCGAGCCGAAGCTCTGGCCGTTGACGTTCAGGTCCACACGGACGGTGCGCGTCGACTCCGGCTTGGGGATCGTCGACGGCTGCTGCGCCTTGCTGTTGGCGGTGCCGAAGGTGTACCCCTCGGCCGCCTTGAGCAGCGCCATGCTGAGGGTGCCGCCGTCGCCGCCGTACTTCTTCTGGCCCGGGTTGTTGAAGAAGGGAATGTCTCCCTTGGAGTCCGCAAACTCGCTCGCGATCTTGCGTGCGATCGAGTCGTCATCCACGCCCGCGGCCTTGAGGAAAGCGGCGATGCCGGTGCGCGTGCCAAGGTCCGTGCCTGCGCCGCGCATTTCCCCGCTCGTCTGCGTCGACTTCACCACCTGGTTGGGCCCGATGATGCCGAGTTGATCCTCGGGACGGAGGTACGTGCCATCAGGCAGACGGCCGCCGCGAACACCGCCCGGCGCGCCGGCGCCGCCGGCGGCGGGGCCGCCCGGACCGGCGCCGCCGGGCGCGCGTACGCCGCCGACCACCTTGCCGTAGTTTTGCGCCGCCTTGGCGGCATTGTCGAATCCGCCCGCAAGGCCCTTCAATGCGGCGGACGTCTGGACGAGTTGCAGGGTGGCGCGCCCCGCCTCATCCACCTGCACCTCGTAGCCCTTGGCGGCTGCTTGCGCGGCAACCCATGTGGGCACCACGCCGTCGTTGGCCGCAATCGCAGCGTCGGCAGCCTTCGCCCACGCCGCGGCGATGGCATCGGCGCTCGCCTGCCCGCTCTCCCGGATCAGGTCGAAATCCGCGCGGGCAGTCTCTGCGGCGATGCGCAGCGATTCCTTCGTCTGCAGGCCCATCCGCGCGAACGCCGCTTCGATGGCCTTCGCCTGCTGCTCCTGCTTCTTCGTGTTTTTCTCGGCAGCGGCGGCCGCGGCATCCGTGGCGGCCTTGAGCTTGACCATGACCTCGGCGGCACGCTGCACGTTGCCGGTGGCGATCGCCTGCGCGTACTCCGCCCGCAGCGCCTCCTGGGCGGCCGTCGCCTCCTGCGCCCTTTTGGCCTGCTCGGCATGGGCGTTTGCGGCGATGCGGGATTTTTCCGCCACCGCAGCATTGGCCTCGGCCGTGGCCTGCAGCGTGGTGGACATCCCGGTGTAGGCCTTCTCGGCGGCCGCCGCGGCGATGGCGGATGCATCGGCCTCCGTGGTCAGCGCAGCCCAGCCGGCACGCGCCGACTCCGCACCTTCAGCGGCCCGATCGAATGCGGCGCCGGCCTGCTGGGCATACGCCTCCGTGACGCCGGCCATGCCCTGCGCCGAGTCGCGGATCTCGTCGGCAGCCTGCTTGAACGCAGCAGAGACGTTGCCGATGGTGATCTTCGAGAGGCCCTCGATGATGAGGGACACGCCGCTCAGGATGTTCGAAGTCACCCCCGCGAACGACTCGGCGATCTTGAAGATGACCCCGATGAGCACGTTGGCGCCGCCGGACATGACGCCCCAGGCGGTTTGCACGACGTCGCTGGTGGTCTTCGCCCTGCGGCTCAGGTCGTCGAGCGCCGAGCCCACCCGTTCGGCGAACGCCAACGCGCTCGACGTGGCCGCGCCGAAATCGAAGCTCGCCGCGAAGTCGCGCACCCACTTGATGGCCGCCTGGAACGCCGTGGCAATGGCGGCGCCGAACTTCGCCACCGTCCCATCGTTGACCGCTGCGCGCAGCGAGTCGGCCAGCTGCGTTGCCGCCTTCGTGAGAACGGGCAAAACGGGCGTGCCCAACGTGTTGGTCACGTACTCCCACGCACGCCCCAGGCCGCTCACCGCGCCATTCAGGTTCTCCTGCATGACCTTCGCGGTCGCTGCGGCGCTGCCCTCGGAGTCCTTGAGGGAGCGCGTGAGGTCGTCCAGCTTGCCGACGCCCTGGTTGAGCAGCGCGCGCAGCGCGGGGCCGGCTTCGGTGCCCACGGCATTGATGGCGCGACTCGCGCCTGGGCCGCCCTTCGCAAGCTCGTGCAGCGCCGTGTTGAAGTCGACCGTCGTGATGCCGGCGGCGGCGAGTTCCGTGCGGAACTTGCTGGCGGGGTCGGCGAACTGCGCCATGATGCTGTTGAGCGCGGTACCCGCGCGGCTCGCATCGATGCCGGCGTCGGCAAACTGCCCGATGATGGCGACCGTCTCTTCAAGACTCAGGCCCAGCGAGTTGGCCAGCGGCGCCGCGTAGCTGAGCGCCTGGGCGAGGCCCGTCACGCTCGTGTTCGTCGCGTTCGCACCCTTGGCGAGCACGTCGGCCACGCGCGCCGCATCAGTGAAGGAAAGCCCGAGCCCGGTGACCGCCTTGGTGATGTACTCGGCCGAGGTGGCGAGCTCGATGTCTCCTGCCGCAGCCAGGCTCATGACCGCTGGCAGGGTGCCGACCGCGTCCTTGGCGTTCAAGCCAGCCTTGGCGAGGTTTTCGAGTGCCCCCGCTGCCTCCACCGCGCTGTATTTGCCAGATGCGCCCGCATCCTCTGCTGTCTTGCGCAGCAGCTTCATCTCGTCGGCGCTGGCGCCGGTGGCGGCCTGGACCCTGCTCAGCGCGGCCTCGAGATCGCCCGCGCCCTTGATGATGCCAACGAACGCCTTGACGCCGAAGTAGCCGAGGATGGCCGCGCCCACAGCCGCGACCTTGGTCTGCAGCTTGTCGAACACCGCGGACGCGTCGTCCTTGGCGTTGATCAGGATCTGAATCGGCTTGAAGGCCACGGGTTCACTCGTTCAATGGGACGGGTGCCGGCGGCACCGACGATGGCGGCGCATGAAGCCTCACGAGGAAGCACCATGCGTCGCCACTGCCCGCCGCCGCAAAGGCGGCAGACGGGCGCGTGGACTTAGGCAGCGACCGGTCGGCCGTCTGCGTAGATCGCCTCCGCGTTGGCCGACTTGAGCACCTCGAGGCCGAACTGCATCTGCACGAACTCGGTGCCCTCGGCGATGATGGGCAGGTCACCCGTGGGGGTCAGCGTCACCTTCGGCATGAAGAAGTCGCGATTGGCGCCGGAGGCGTTGTCCGCCACGATTCGCAGCGCGCCTTGCGTCTCGGCGGTGGCGCCCGAACGCACCGTCTCGTAGCTGCCCGCGACCGGCGTGTAGCCGAACTGGACGTTGCCGGCGGGGATCGATCCGCTGGCGAGGATCTGCACGCGCCCCGTTTCGAGATCGACGTTGTAATCCGTGCCGGCGGCGTACGGCGTGGCACCGTCGGCCGTCTCTACCGTTACTTCGGTGACAGCACGGACGCCGAGCGGATTTCCCGTGGTGGCGCCCAATTGGTAGAAGCGGCCCTTGACCACCGAGCGAATTTCGCCAGTGACTGGTGTGTTTTCTTGCTCCACAGTGGCGCGGGTTCCCGACAGCCATAGCGCAAAGTTAGCCGAGCTGAAGTTGTCGCAGTTCAGCGAGCCGGTGCGATTGACCTCAACAATGAGCGATTCGTCCTTCTCGCGCAGGCCCTTTTCCGAACTGAAGTGTTCGGCCTTGGTGGTCTCGATCGAGAGGTTCACGCCGGGGCAGTTGCCCATGGCGATTTCGCCCGTGAGGTTTCCGTTGGCGTCGAAGGGATCGAAGAACACGCGGCCGCGCGGGATTGCATATTCGTTCTTTGCGTAGATCAGGGGCATGTTGAAGCTCCAGAAAAATCGAGGATCACTCGTGCCCGTCGTAGCGGGCCTGAGTGGTGAAAGTGAGGTCGACGCCGACAAGGCCGTCTTCGGGGTACTGCGGTGGCATCACCTGCAGCAGGCGCAGGCGCTCCCAGCGTCGCCCGCCAACCTCGCCCGCCGGCGCCCAGTTGTGCAGCGACGCCATCGAGGCCGCGAAGGCTGAGTCGACCAACGCCACAGCCTGGTCGCCGCGCTTAGCGATCAACGTCACACGCCAAGCGAACTGGACCGCGGCGGCGCCTGCCTTGCTGTCCGCCACGTTGCCGTCGACGAACGAGACTGAGGCCAGCGGCCATGCGTCACGGCGGCCGGCATCGCTCGCGAAGCCCATGACCTTCCAGGCTTCGGCCAAGCCGCTGCGCAGCTGGTCGACGATGACGGGTTCCAGTGCGAGCATGGTCAGGCCGTCCCGAGCACTACGCGGATAAAGCCAGAGCCGTCAGGCTCGGCGGTGATCACCTCGTAGGCGACACCGCCAATGCTCAAAGCGTCGCCGCGTTCGAGCGCGCCGAGGCCGTCCGCCGGGCCGGTGCACTCCGGCGCTGCGGCGTCGGCCTCGCCGCCGAACGGTCCCGCATAGGGCTTCTCGAAGATCACCGGCACATCCACGCCGCCAACCACCGCCACTGCATTGCAGAGGCGGCCAAGCACCGCCGCGTTGGCGCGGGCTTCGGTGGCAGCGAATGGTGCGAGCATCGGCGGGGTGCCTGCGCTTAGACGCTGACGCCGTTCAGGCGAACGCGGGCAACGGTCTCGCCGTTGGCTTTCGCATTGACGAACACGCCGATGAGCGAGTTGTCGGTCGCGGTGCCCGTCACGTTCTTCGCCGTGTCGTCCCAGTAGGCTTTCGCACCCACTGCACCCGTGGCAGCCGTGGCCGCGGTCAGATCGAAGACGCCGGTCGTCTTCATTTCGCCCTGGGCGCCCGAAGCGTAGCTGCCCGACGACACGCCGAACAGCGAACCGACCAGCACGCCGGCGCCGGACGCGATGGCGGCCGCCGCGATGAAGGTGATCATGTCACCGGGTTGAACGTAGTTCTTCATGGTTCAGGTTTCCTATTGCCGGTGGTTGTGGGAATCAGGCGCCGTTCGCCTTGACCAGGCCGCGGTGCTCAAGCGCCTTGGCTGCGAAGTCGAGGCGGGCCTTGATCTCGGTGCCGTCGACTTCGAAGCCCTCGCGCGTCTCAGTGACAGGGCCGTCGGCGCCGTCCAGATAGGCGAACTCGACGGTGTCGACGACCGCGTTCTCGGCAGCGAGGTACCAGGCCGTGGCGCTGGTCTTGTCCAGTTCGGGGTCGACCACCACGGTGAGCGCGCTGCGGCCGCCTGCGGCGAACTCGTTGATGCCGGCCTGGGATGTCGGCACGTAGGCGTTGCTGGTGAGCTGGTACGCGAGGGTTTCGAGCGCCGAAGGCACGATGAGGTACTTCGGGGCCAGATTCAACGACTCGCCGGCCTGGCCCGTTTGCTTGCGCATCTTGGCGCGGCCAGCGGTCAGCCCGTCGAGCGACAGCGCGGAGCCGGCGCCGGTCAGCAGGTTGTTGTGGTCTGCGTGGAACAGGGCCTTGCCATCCGACATCAGCGGGTTGCCCGCCAGCTGCGCATAGACCAGCGTGTTTTCCAGCCGCTTGGCGCTGGAGCCGAACATGCCGATCAGGCGGTCGAAGCCGCGCAGGTCATCGTTGATGATCGCTTGCCGGGTCATCGCAACGATCCGGCCGTAGGTCGCGAGCTGGTAGGTCTCGCTGCCGTCGCCGAAGGTGCCGTACTTGAACTCGCCGTGCTCGTTCACCTTCAGGAGTTCGGGACCGGCGCCCATGCTCACCACCTGCACGGGCTTGAAGTCCGACAGGTTCGGGCCTCGGCGGGCCCAGACGGTGTAGGTCGCGGGGAACGCGCTGTAGACGGCGCTCAGGCGGCGCGATGCCACGTTGGTGAACAGCGCGCCGAAGTCGCTGGTGGTGTGCATGCCAGCGGCGCGAACCTGCAGCATCTGGCGCGCGATGTTCATCTTGTCCATACCGCGCGTGCTCACGCCGCTGCGCTCCAGATGCTCGCGGCCCATCTCCACCAGCGTCAGGTGGCGGAACTGCCGACCGATGTCGGTCAGCTTGAAGGCCGGGTCCAGGCGCGAGAACAGCGCGTCTTCCATCCCGCGAATGCGCGTCTCGGTCTCGTCGTTGACGGTGACGATACGCGCGTTCTGCTGACCACCCGAAGCGGCATCGCGTACGGCGATGGCGTTGAGAATCGCGTCCTTGGCGGCGGGCACGTCCGCACCGGCGCGGATGAGCTGCGCGGCCATGTGCGGCACGGCATGTCGCGTGCACAGGTCGCTGATGTCGGCGGCACGCTGGGCGATGTCGTCGCTACCACGGACGGCGGCAGGTGCAGCGGCGGGCGCAGCGGCAGGAGCCGGCGCGGGTGCGGCGGCGCCAGTCGGTTGACCCGCGCCTTGGTTTTCTTCGTCCATAAGGTTTTCCTTGGAGAGGGATGCGGCCTTGCCGCGGGTGATGAATTCGCAGGGTTCGGTGCGCGGCGCGCCGGGCTCGCCGGCGGACCGTGTCGACGCGCCGGGGTCAGCTGGCACGCTCACGAAAGAAAGTTCTTGCGGCATCCAGCGCGTGGCGGTCCACAGCGGCAAGGCGCCGTCTTCAGGCTCGTCGTCCACGAGGTAGCGCTGCACCGAATAGCCGACGCTGATGGCGCGCAGCACTCCGGCCTTGATGTCGGCGACGGTGCCGGCCTTGGCTGGGTCCGACGACAGGCGCAGCGTGGCGCGCGCCTCGTCGCCCTCGACCCACGCGCGCACCACGACGCCGAGCACGCTTCGCACCCCGCTGTACATGTCATGGTTATCGAGCACCTGCACCACACCGGCGTCGACGCGCGTGAGGTCGATCGCGGCGGCGCTCACCTCCAGCTGTTCCTCGTAGCGCTGGCCGGTAGACCAGTCGCGGCGCGCTACACGCGCGCCGGCCGAGAACACCACGTCGACGGTGTTCTCGGCTTCGTTGAACGTGGACGGCACCAGCGCGGCGGCGCGGACCTGGGCGGGCACGTCCTTGTTGCTGGCCTTGCGTGTGTGGAGTTGCGGCATAGGCACCCAATGTGCCAAGGCCGCTGTCTCAAATTAAGGCAAAAAGTGAGACGATTTTCAGGTGGCAGCCTTCGCCGCTTTCTTCTCGCGAGCGGACTTGTCCGAGGGCGCTTCTTCCGGCGGAGGCGCCGCAACGGAAGGTGCCACTGCGCGCCATCCGCCCAGGACATCGAGCACGCCGAGGTCGCGCAGCTTCTCGATGTCGCTGGCGAGTTCCTTGTACACGTCGTCGGGGTTGTAGCCACGCTGGCGAAGCTTCTCGCTGATGCTCGAAAGCCCGCCGGAGATCTCGGCCAGGTCGGCGTTCACATCCTTCGAGGGATCGACATACGACCACTTCGGTGTGGAGTGGTAGAAAAGATATGACGCCCGCGGCACGATGTCCGCCAGCGTCGCCGCATCCTCGAAGGCGCGGCACACGCGATCGCACAGGTTCGGAGCCAGCAGGCTCCACTGCTCGACTTCGGCTTCGCGGCGGAAGTCCAGCATCCGCACGCGCGCGCTGCTGAAGTTCACCTCGGACACGTCGCCGGTCATCATTTCGTAGGTCACGCCAAAGCCTGCGGCGATGAGATGCAGCTGGTGCTTGACGTACTCGACGTAGCCCGGCATTGCCTGCGGCTGCACCACCGTGAAGTTGGTGCCGATGGGCATGTTCATGATGCCGCCGCTGCCGAGCGCGCCGAGGGTCTCACCTGTGCGCGGCAGCGCGCCCTGCGCGCCCTGCACGCTGCCAGGCAGTGTCATTTCGCCCTGGGCGGCCAGCAGTTCGATGCTCCCGGAGCCGAGCACACTGATGCGCGCTTCGAGATTCTTTCGGTTGAGCTCGGCGTCTTCGTAGAGCTGCAGGTCGCGCACTCGGGCGATGACCGGCGCGATGCGCGGGAAGCCGCGGCCCTGCCCCGCCCTGTCCGGCGTGAACAGGTGGATGATGTACTGCGCATCGATGCGGCGGCTGATGTAGCCGGCGCGCGCGAGGCGCACCACGTCGCCGGGATGCTGGTCGAACAGCCAGTACGCTGCGACCCGGCCGAGCGGGTCATATTCGATGCCGTTCACGATGCGGCCCCCGGTCGGCAGTTCGGTGCATTTGTCCGAATCCAGGAAGTCGATCTCCAGCAGCTGCAACTGCAGCGGCACGGTCAAGCCATCGCTCTTGAGCCGCGGGCGCAGCCGCACGATGACTTCGCCGTCCTGTTGCATGGCCCGGTATGCCGCGGCCTGCATGCCGTAGTAGTTCGTGCGGCCGTCGGCGTCGCATTCCTTCACCCACTTGGCCCAGGCCGAATTCAGCTTGTCGGCTGTGCGAGCGTCTGCCCACGTCGGCGTGATGCCGACGCCCACGACGTTGGCGACCAGCGAGCGGAGACCCTGGGCGATGTAGGGCACGTTCTGAACCAATGCTCGCGAGCGGATTCGAAGCTCGCGGCCGTCGCGCGCATGGTCGGCGTTCGCCGATGCGCCCGCCCGCTGGGGGACCCAGCCGTCGGCACGGCTCGCGCCTTCGTAGGCACGCGTCAGCATCTGCCGCTGGACCTGCCGGCGAAGGCCATTGCCTGGACTGAAGTAGCCCACGATGCGATCAATGATGTTGCGGCGTGCCACGGTCAGAAGCCCCGCATGGTCGTGAAGGTGAAGCGACGCTGTCCGCCCGCCGCGTTCAGCGTTCCCGCAGCCAGCTCCTGGCGGGCTACGAGGATCGCTTCCCACAGTTGCTTCATGTCCTGGTAGACGACGGTGCGACCGTTGAAGCTGACGGACTTCTGGCCGCTGTAATAGACGGACTCCATCTGCTTGAGTTCGTCGGTGGTGATAGCCATGGGTGCTCCTGTCTGCATTGGCGGTAGGCTGCCAACGCTACCGGCGCGACTGTCTCAAGTTAAGGCAAAAGATGAGACGGTTTCACGTGGAGCCGTCACGCCGCGGCGCCTGCTTCAGCAGTCGGTAGACCGTGGCTCGGCTGATGTTCAGGCTGCGGGCGACCTCTGACGCGTTGCGGCCATTGAAAAGCGACAGCACCTGGTGCGCGAGCGCCCCGCTTGCGCGGCGGGAGATGTACACGCGATCGCCGCCCAGGTGTTCGCGCACCGCGCGCTTCGCCTTCGCGAACTGCGGCCCTGCCAAGTGCGGAAACTCGCGCAGCAGGTAGGTGAAGACGTGGTCGACGAAGTCCACCTCGGCGAGTGGGGAGCCGGCGGGGGCTGGGGAGGACTCGGCGGCCGGGGCGCCGGCTGCGCCCTCACCAACGCCGGCCGAGCCCAAGGGGAGCAGGTCGGGCTGCGATGCGGCCTCGTTCGGCTGTGACGGGTTGAGGTTCATGGGCTCTCGGTGATGGTTCTGGCGTGTCAGGTGGAGAAGAAGAAGGCGCAGGGGTGGCCGGTGCCGGCTCGGGGTCGGTGGCGCGGGCGTGCAGGCGTTCGGCAGCGCGCTGCCAGTCGGCGCCGGTCCAGCGGTGCAGGCGCAGTTCCTGGTGATGGGCCGCCGCATACGCGTAGTCCCATGTGTCGAGCGGCTCGTTGCGGGCGCCGCGGCGCTTCACGAAGGTGTTCTTGCGGGGGTCGTACGTCTCGCTCACGAGCCCGGCGAAGTACATCGGCTCGAGCTCGTCGCTGAAGTGGGTGAGGCGCTGCTCCGGCTCGCGGTCTGAGTCCGTGGAGAGGCGACCGAACAACCAATGCTTGATCGCCACGGTGCCCACCTGGTAGATCATCACGCCGCGCTTGTCGCTGCGGCCGCGCCAATCCACGTCGGACAGCTTGCCTTTGCCCAGCACCGGCGCGTTGTTGTGCTTCGCTCCGTAGATGGCCATGGGCCGGCGCACCAGCCGCCGACGCGCGAAGTCCTTGACGGCCTCCGTGCGGTGGCCGCCCATGTCGATCGCCACAGCCTCGACGCGGAGCGTGGTGCCGCTGTCGTGCGCGATGGGCTTGTTGAGCAGCTCGGTGACGCTGACCCACACGGCATCGTCGGCGGGGTCCCCCATAAATTCGATGTAGTCGATCACCCAGAACGCCATGCCGCGTCCCCAGCCGACGATCTGCACGGCAAGACGGTTGTCTTGCGTGTCGACGCCCGCGGTGACGACCAGCGCACCGGCAGGCGCGTGGCGCAACCGATACGGCTCGGCGCGCTCGGCGATCGCGTTCTGCTTGACCGCGCGCATGGCCGGGTCCTCCCACGCCTCCGCGCGCCGATCGTTGACGAAGGTCTTGATCGCGGCGATATCGCCCTGCGCGTCGACCCATACCTGGGCCATCTCTGCCCAGCGAGGACCGAGGGCGAAGCGGTAGTACAGGAAATTGGCGCGATACCCCCGGATCCTGCGCTCAGGGTAGCGCGCGACCCACTCGCCACGGTCCACCATCCGGTCCTTGTGGTGCTCTTCGATCTCAGCGCCGCACTCGGGGCAGGTGCACCAGGCGCGCGTCACGCGGCCATCCGAGCCCACCGACCAATGGAATGCCTCCCAGGTCAGCGGGTGCATGTGCTCGCAGTGCGGACAGGGCACGTGATACAGGCGCTGGTCAGATTTCTCGTACTTCGCTTCGAGCCGGGAGAGCCCCTTGAATTCGGGGGTGCCGACCGATGCCCGCTTCGAGTTGGCAGGGAACGCGCTGTTCCGGCCGTCGAGCAGCGCGTCGGGGTCGTCGCCAGTCGGCAAACTCGACGCTACGCTGTCGTATTCATCGACCAGCACCAGCCGCGCGCTGGTCGACTTGAGCCGCTTCGCGTTGCCGGTGTGCTCCATGTAGAGCTGCCCGCCGGCGAAGTCCTTGAAGCCGCGTGTGTTGCTCGAGTTGCGCGATGCGGTCGACGTCAGCGCTTCCTTGCACGCGGGCGTCTCATCCAGCAGCGGGTTGAGCTTCTGGTTGATGAACTTGTTCATCGAGACCTCACCCGGCAGCACGACCATGATCGGGCCCGGGTCCTCGCACATCGTGTAGCCGATGATGTTGGTCTCGATCTCGCTCTTGCCGAACTGGATCGGCAGCACGGCAACCATCTCGCGCACCGGGCTGCTGGCGCTCATGCAGTCCATCGGTTCACGCAACATCGGGCTGCGTGCCGTCACCCACGGGCCGGGCAGCGAGCTCGCCTTGCTGCTGAGGATGCGATGCTCATCCGCCCACTGCGAGACGGTCTTCGGCCGCCGCGGCTGGATCGCGCGAGCGGCGGTTTGGTAGAGGCTCTGTGCTTCCACGTGCCTAGCGCCCCAGCTTCGAGAGACCGCTGGACGCCGTCTCCAGCGCATGTCGAATCTCGGCACTGAGCGTCGAACGCACGACCGCCTCATCCACTTCCGCCGCCAGCGCGGGCGCAACACGGTGCGCGATCCCCTCGATGGACGTGCGCAGCACGGTCATGACTTCGTTGATCACGGCGCGCACCTCACTCGCCTCGAGCAGCTCTTTCACCCGCGCGCGATAGGAGGCCTCCGCCTCGAGCGCCGCGAAGTGTTCCCGCTTAGCCTTCGACACCTGGAAGTCGAAGCCAGGCGGTACCGCCCCCTCCCCGCCCGGCGCCTCGGTGTCATCGAGCGCAGACGCTGACGGAGGCGATGCCGGCTGCACCGGCGCGGGCGCCGCGCGCTCGCGTCGTGCCTGTGCGTGGCGGACCGCCACCCCCTGCTTGCTCGGGTCTTCGGTGGCGCGCACGCGCGCGATGCTCTCGGCGACCAGCACGCGCTTGCCGTCTTCGGCCATCACGAGGCGGCCGTCCTTCTGCAGCTGGTAGCCGTAGGTGCGCCCGAAGCCCAGGTGGACCGAGAACTCGGGGATGGTCATGGCGTTGGAATCGGCCATCGTCATTCCCCTGCCGCCTGGCGGACGCGGAAACGCAGCCGGCGCGGCAGGTAAGCGTCCAGCCCTGCCCTGTCCGCCACCGCCTGCATGCTGAGACGTGAGCGGTACGAGGCAGCGCGCACGAACATCAGCACAGGGCGCAAGTCCGAGCCGTGCGTACCACTGGCCGCCCAGATCCCGGGCGCCAAGTGGGCGGTGGCGCCGCTGCGCAGGCGGCCGTAGGCCACGAAGTAGCGCCGCCCCGTTTGGCGGGCTGTGCCGCGGTGCACGTTGGCGCGGCGCCGCGCGGTCATGTTGGCGCGGTAGCCTTGCTCGCCGAACGTCTGGAAGTAGCTGAGCAGCTGCACGATGAACGAGCCGCGCAGGTTGCCGCGGCCGTCGTCGCTGCCCGGGTAGGGGATGCGCGGAATGGCGGTCTGGAAGCCCGAGGGAAGGATGCCGGCGCGGCGCAGCGCCACCTCGCTGCGCTTGTCGCGCCGGGTGCCGCCGAACTCCTGCGCCTGCAGGATCTGCTGCGGGTCGATGCCCTTGCCCCCGTAGTAGGTCGGCTCGATCGCGACGCTCATCCGCTCGGCCGTTGCCTTGCGCACGTAGACGCTGTTCGCGACGTAGGGCGTGGGCCGATCGAACACGCTGCGGATTTCGTTGCGCATGACGCGCCGAACCTGGAACCCCGCGTCGTTGAGTGCGGCCGCGTAGGCGGTGCGCGCCTGCTTGCCGCTCAGCTTGCCCAGCGATTCACGCACGGATTCCAGGCCATCGAGCTTGAGATCAAGCCGCATGCGAACCTCCCGCCAGCACGGCGCCGTTTTCGGGCCCGACCGCGGCCAACCCCTGGGCGACCCATTCCGGCGCACCGGTGAGCGTCACCTCCACCCCGCGCAGGCCCGGGAACAGGTCGTCAGCGCGCAGGCTTCGCACCAACGCCTTCAACTCCGGCCAGCCATTGACCAGGGCCGCAAACTCCGCCGCGTTCGCTTCCGTGCAGCGGATCACCTTCGAAATCACTTTTCCGTCCATCTCATCCTTTTTTGTGAGGCATGTGAGGGGTGGTGTGGGGCATGGGTGCGGACGTAAGTGCCTGTCGGCATTGGCGTGTGGGGTATGTGAGGTATGTGAGGCATGCAGGCGGGTGCACATGCATGCGGGTGTGCGCACGCACCCATGCATGCGCACACATGGGCGGGTAAGGCCCGGATGCCTCACATACCTCACAGGCGTTGATTTCATTGGGTTTTCTTGCCTCACACCATGGCTCACAGATGGCTCACATGCCTCACCGAATTGGACGAACGACCCCTGCGACATCAATGGCCCCCTTCTCGGAATGCCTTGAGCGAGTCCCTGAAGGCGCGCGCCCTGTCGCCGATCCACGTCGGCTCGTGCTCGCCGACCGGGCACTCGGCGCCGCCGGGCAGGAACGTGACCCCGGACGGGCCCTTCACGCCCGCGCCGAGGTCGTAGCGCTTCGAAAGAGTCTTCGCGCCGTGCTTGCGCATCAGCTCGCTCGCGAACCGTGGTTGATGCAGGGCCTTGAGGCCCACGCGATGGCACCAGGCTCCGTACAGGGCATAGAGGTCCAGGGGCAGCATCGGACTCAGCAGCTTCGGCGCGTTCCTGGCCGGAAAGCCGTCTATCTCGCCCGACTCGAAGGCCTTGAAGAAGCGGCTCGGGCTGTCCATGCTGAGGTCGATCAGCTCGCGCTTGGCTTCGGTCATCGGTGGCAGCGTGCCTTCGGTGAAGTCGCCCAGGTCGACGTGCAGCAGGTAGTCGTGGAGCGCCGCGGCGCCGCCGTTGTCCAGCTCCACGAGCAAGTCGCGGTAGAACTCGCGGCTCAGCTTCTCGGGCGTCCAGATGACGGCGTGCCGCCGGTCGTCCTGCTCGAGCACCACCGGCATCGTCTCGTTGCTCAGGAACACCAGGTTGACGTGGTTGCGTTCGTCGTAGGCAGAGAAATTCTTTGGGTTGATGCGGATCCAGTCCCCAGTAATGAAGGCCTTGAGCTTGTTCTTGACGTGGTAGAGGTCGGACCGCGCCACCACTTCGTCAGCGATGAGGAACAGCTTCCGACTCGCCCAGTCGTTGAACTTGTCTTCGATCGCACTCTGGTCGATGACGCGGCCGTAGCGCCCGTAGATCGCCATCAGCGCTTCGAAAAACATGTTCTTGCCGGTGCCCTGCGGCCCGTGCAGCACGAGCGTCGTTTTCATCTTCGCGCCAGGGTGCTGAATCGGATAGGCGATCCAGCGCAGCACCCATCCGTAGAGCGCATCCGGGCGGCTGTCGCCGGCGCACATGTGGCGCAGCAGGTCGAGCAGGTACTCGCACTTTCCCGCCTTCGCCTCCGTGGGCCAGCCTGCCCAGAGGTTGCAGTGGATGGTGGTGTCGGTGCACGCGGGATCGAAGCCGACTTCGGTGACGCGCACGATCTGCTTCTCGGGATGCTCGGCCCACGCGCGATGCGTCTCCCGACTCAGGCACGCATCGCGCATGTCGCTGAGCGCCACGAGCATGTGCTCCTGGTGGTCGAAGGTGACGCCGCCCTGGCCATAGACCAGCGCGAACCGCTCGAGCAGCTCGTCGAGCGAATCGATGGGGCGCAGCGGCGCGGCCGCAGGCTTGCCGTCAGCCCCGCTCCCCTTGCCGCGTGGGGCACGCGCCGCACCCTGCGTGCGCCAGCCCAGTCCCGAAATGCGGGACTCCACCTGCGCACGCACGGCGTGCAGGCCCTCGGCCAAGTGCAGGTCGTTGAAGTCGTTGAGCTTCTCGCCCTTCTCCAGCCAGTCGGTGCGGCGTGTCTCAGGGTCGGCCCACCCAGGCACCATCCACCCGCCGCCGACGGCCATGGCGGTGAGGCTGGCCGCGGACACGCCGGCGTTCGTCGCCTTGTGCGGCTGGCCGCAGTGCGGGCAGATCGGGCCGTCGGCAACCCACACGCGGCGCTTGCACTCCGGCTGCTGGCACTTCTGCGTGTTGTCGTCGTCCGCGCAGATGAGCAGCTTCGCCAGCTTGTAGCGCTTGCGCAGCTCGGCCGCGACTGGCTGCAGGTTGCCGGCATCGAAGGCGACAGCGACCGGCAGGCCCGTGGCCTCGTGCAGGCTGGCGGCCGTCGCGTAGCCCTCCGCCACGAGCATGATCGACCCACCCATCCCCAGCAGGTGGAAGTGCCCCTTCTTCACGAGACCCGCGGGCCAGAATTCCTTCTCGAGGCGCACGCCCTGCTGCTTGCGGTCCCGAATGATCTGCAGCCCGTGCACACGGCCGGCCGTGTCCAGCATCGGTACGACCATGGCGCCCTGCGGACTGAAGCGCACGCCATGCGCCCCCACCCCCTTGCGCTGGAGGTAGCCGCTGTCGCCTTGCTCGGAGCACTTGCGCCAGGCGGAGGTGGCTCGGGTGGCCGCGCGATCGGCATCGGCCTGGCGCGCCTGCTCGGCGCGGCGCTTGTCGTCGGCGAGCCGCTTGCGCAGGCTGTCGCGCTGCTCGGCGCTCAGTTCGGTCTTGCGCAACTCCACCTTCGTCGCGTTGTTGTCCGCACCGCGCCACACGCCGTAGCTCCCGACGATGAGGTCCTCGCCGTTGTCCATGCGGATCTCGTGCAGCAGGTACCAGCCGCGGCGCTCGCGGTCATCGACCACGCGGCAGCGGCGCAGCCGGCCGATGTCCAGGCTGTCCACGATCAGGCCCGCGGCCTGCAACTGGCCCAGCACGTCGTCGTAATTCGAGGCCATCAGTAAGTTCGCACCCCGCTGACTACACCCCGCAAGGGGTTCGAATTACCCTCATCGCACAGAGCCAGGGAGGACCCACGTTTCGGTTGAGGCAATGCACCAAGCAGGTGCAGCGCTGTTACTGACAGCACGCGCCGAAAAGCGCGCGCCATCTGCTCGCTCGGGGGGGTGGGGCTGCTCACCTGTCCGCTCCCGGGTCACGCATGCGTGCGCGCAGCATGGCGAGCGTGTGGCCAGTGAGGGCGAGCAGCTCCTGCCCCATGTGGTCGGCCCTGCGCATCTGATTGCGAGACACCTCGCCGTCGCCGAGTAGCAGCGCATCGGCCACCGAGCGGCAGAAGTCAGCATGCGCCACCTGCAGGCGCGTGAAGGTATCGACCGGATCACCTCCCGCCTGGTCAGGCGTGGCGCGTGTGCACGTATGGCCCAGCGCCTCGGCCATCGCGTGCAACACCGAGTAGTTGCCGCTGAACACCTGCATGTCGATCAGCTCGCGGGGGTTGGGCTGATGCGTGTTGGTGTTCGGGTTGGCCTTGTGGGTGAGCGTGTTTGGGCTCATGCCCATGCGCGCAGCCAGCGCGGTCACGCCGCCAGGGTAGCCGTGCACCGTGTTGTAGACGGCGTCGAGGATGTCCTGCCCGACCACGCTGGAGGGAAAGGGCTCATCAGCGCCGTGGGCAAGGTGCGGAGGAACTGAGACAGTTGCTTTCATGCAAACCTCAAGAGAAAGAAAGGGCCCGCCGCATGGACGCAACGCAACCCACCACGCACGAACGAATCGATGCGATCGAACAATTCCTGCAGCAGCTCGTGCTGCTGCTCGAAGTGGAGCCCGAGCTTTCACGCGACAGCATTGGGGCGTGGTTCGCTGTGTGCCAAGCCAGCTCGCGGGCCAGCGGCGTCGGATCGGCGCGCAGCGAGCAGGCGCTGGCGCAGCTGTGCGGCCGCGTGCTCGAGTCGCCGGTCGACGTGCTGCGACCGTCGGGCACATGGCCGTCGTGAACAAAGGGCGGGCGCCCGCCACCGTTGGACAATGCGGTCACCACAACACCATTGCCAACGGAAGGGACGCCCGAAATGAAAACGTACAAGCGCATGCTCATGGTCCGAAACGAGGCCAGCACGGATTCCGTACAGCTCGTGATCGAGACGGACGATGGCGACGTCCAGTTGCGCATACCTGCGGATCTGCTCAACAGTGCGATCACGGGGCTTTTCGCCGCCGCGCACCAGTTGTCACCGCACAGGCCACCAGTGCCGCTGCAGCCCAACCAAGCCACCATCGCGGCGCCCTTCTTTGCGCAGTCTGCGGGCACGCATGCGGAAGGTCCGGAGGAATCCGTGCTGACCGTCCAATGTGGCCCTGCGACGCTGGCGATTCACATGAGGCCGGCAGCACTGCGAGAGGCGGCTGCCACGATGGAACAAGCCGCTCAAACACTTCGCTCGCAGACTCCCCGGGCACACTGACCGGCGAAGCCAGCTTGCGTAGGCAAACGCGACCGCACGCGCGATCGCACTCGGAAATGTCGGGGAAGATGCGGTCGCTCTCAGACATTGGCGCCCTCCCCCTTGGCCAACTGCTGCGTCGCCTCCGTGAGTTCGGGCCAGATGGCCTGCCAGTCGGTGGGGAACAGGACCTTGCGCGACACGATTCCGCGAGCCTCAGCGATCGGTGCGAGCCGAATCAACTTGTCGTCGGGGATGCGGCCGGACTTCCGCCATTCGGACACCGAGGGCTGTTTGATGCCGAAAAGCTCGGCAACGGCAGCCGTGCCGCCCAGCGCGTCGAGAAGGGTATTTGCATCCATGCGCGAATGTTAGGCATGCCTTATATGCAAGTCAATAGGGATGCCTTATTTTTCATGCGTAGGCTTGCCTAATATGAAGACCACACTCGCGGAACGCATGCGCCTGGCGCTGGCTGGCCCGCCTAAAAAGACCCAGACGGCTCTTGCTGCTGCGTGCGGCGTGAAACCGCCATCGGTCAACGGCTGGGTTTCTGGGGAATCGAAGACTATCGAGGGAGCGAACCTGTTGAAGGCTGCCGCCTTCCTCGGCGTGTCGGCCAAGTGGCTCGCCGAAGGCGTGGGCCCTATGCGTGGAGATGACGCGCCACCGCCGGATAGCGAGTTCGTCGAAGTGCATCGAGCTGACGTGAAGTTCTCAAATGGCACCGGCCAGATCGTCTACCACGTCGAGGACATGCCTCCCTTGTCATTCCGGGCCGACTTCCTGCGAAAGATGGGCATTCCTGCAGGAAAGGCTGTGGTTGTTGATGCCGTCGGCAACAGCAACGAGGGCAAGATTCAGGACGGATCGGTCGTGTTGGTCAACACGGCAGACAAGGCCAACTTGAACGGAGATTTTTTCGCGTTTCGCGTTGATGGTGAGCTGCTCATCAAGCGCCTGAACCGAGTGCCCGGCGTAGGCGTTGTTGCGACCGCAGAGAACCCCAACTTCTCCCCAAAGGTGAAGGTGTACCCTGAAACATCAGAGATCGATTTCGAGGTCCTAGGGCGCGCGCTTTGGACCGGATCGATGCTTTAGACGGAACCGAGCTCAGAGCCCGCACTAGGCGGGCTTTTTCTTAGCTCGCCATAAATAATTAGGCATGCCTATTGACAGGCATGTAAGGCATGCCTAATATTCATCTCACGTGCCGCATCCCGCGGCAGTTGGAGATGAGATGGCGAATGCTTCGCACCGCAGCTACCGCTGCTTCTACACCCCCAAGGACCGCCTCGGTCACTTGTCCCCTTCGGACACCGGCGCCCAGCCCTTCGTGCAGCTGAAGGCTGAGAACGCCGAAGCCGCTTTCGTCAGCGCGCACCACGTCACCGGCTGCCCGGTCTCCGACGTCGAGCGCATCGAACACGCCGCCTGAGGCCTGAGCCATGAAGGCCCCGAGCAAAAAAGCGCGCGTGGTGCTCGCGCCGATGTCGGTAACGGCAGCGGAACTGTTGCATCGCCTGCAGCAGGAAGCCGCCGACGCCGTCGCACCAGCGCCAGGCACCGTGACCCTGCAGCCAATGGGCGCGCTCAGCCCCTCGAGTGCGTGCGACGGGACGTATCTCGCTGCCTATGACGCGAGCCACTCCAGCTCGGTCACGCTGATGCATCACCACGGTCGCCAGAGCCTGCCCAGGTGGAGTGGCGTCGAAGTGCGCCGCGACCCGGACGGCCGGCGTTGGGAGCGCAGCTTCCGGGCAGTCGTCGATGACTTCGGCACGCTGGTCGAGGTGCACCTGTGAAGCCCGCTCTCCGTCTCTGCACGGCAGCCGGCTCGCGCGTCATCACGCGCCGCGCCGCGGCCGGCATGCTGCGCGCCGCGCGCATGCTGCAGGAGCGCCGCATCGGGTACAGCGTGGCCTACAGCCGCCGCGCGGGCATCGTGCGCGGCGAGGGCCCGCGCGGCGACTGGCAGATCGAACACGTTCGAGGTGCAGCATGCACGCGCTGCTGATGCTCGATACCGAGCTGTTCCTCGAAGCATGCGAGGTGCAGGAACTCGACGGCGAAGTCGCACAGCAGGCCGTTGCCGATGTGCTCGCGGGCGAAGACCTCGCGCTGGAGCAAGCGCCGTGAGAACGTCGCCCGTCCGGCACGCGCCCAGCGCCCTCAAGACCGCCGCGATGTTCGCGACGCCCTTCATCATGGCCGCCGTGGGCGCGGCCATGCTCGTGCACGGGTGGTGCGCACCATGATCGTCATCGTTCGCCCCACTCGCCCGCGCCGCCCGCGGATCGACGTGCCAGCCGGCCCCATTGGCGGGCTGACCGATCCTCGCTTCGTCTACCGGCGCAGCGAGTCCACCGACATCCGCAAGACCTTTCGCCGCGTGCGCGCTGAGCAGAAGAACGGAGAGCGGCTGTGAAATCGAGCGGCGTCTTCTTCCTGCGCAGTCGCCCTTCCGCCGTGCGCTTGCAGGCGACGGGCTCGACTGGCTGGCTCTTTTCGCTCGGCGAGCGCACCAGCGCCCGTGGCGTGGCGCTGTTCTGTGCGCTCTGGCCCGGGCCTGAAGCCGATCGCTTCGTCGCTGCGAATCCGAACCTGCGCCCAGGCGACTGCCTGCGCCTCGAGCTGGACCGCCTGCACGCCACCAACAACGAGCTGCGCTGCTACGTCACGCGCTGCGAACTCGCGCCGCCCCGATGGCCCGAGCCACCCCCTACCGGAGGTGCCGACGGCGCCGGCACTAATGCCGCGCGCACCCATCACGGCGACGCGGGCCATTTTCATCAACCTCACTGAATCTCATACGCAATGCAGCACATCATTGGGCTCACCGGCTTCGCAGGCGCCGGCAAAGACACCGTGGCAGACCTGCTGGGGGCGCACGCGCGCTTTCGGAAGCTCGCCTTCGCCGACGCGCTGCGCGCCGAGGTGGCCGAGGGCTTCGGCGTGCTCGCGAGCGAACTGGCTGACCCGACCGCCAAGCACCGGCCCACCGTGGCGCTGTGTATGCGCCGCGCGCCGCGCGACTTCCTCGCCGCCGTGGTGCTGTCGCTCAGCGTGGCGGCGCCCGACCACTGGACGCCCCTCAGCAACGAATGGCTGGACGCGCCGCGCGCGCCGCGGCAGATCCTCCAATGGTGGGGGACGGAGTACCGCCGCGCCCAGCACGATCGCTACTGGACCCGCATCATGGCCTCGCGGCTGGTCGCCTACCAGCGCGACGGCGAAACGCGCTTCGTCATCACCGACGTGCGCTTCGACAACGAGGCCGACACGGTGCGCGCCGCGGGCGGCACGCTCTGGCAGGTGACGCGCCCTGGCTGCGACGGGCGCGCCGAGGGCGCGCATGTCAGCGCCAGCGACGGCAGCCGCTTCAAGCCCGAGGTTGTCATTGCCAACCTTCACGACGTGCGCCACCTGCAGGGCGTCGTGCTGGCCGAGTTCGTCGCGCGCGACCTCGACCTCGATCCCTCCCGCGTGAAGCTGACCGTGAGCGCATGACCATGATGCCGTCCGTCCTCAACGATGAACTGGCGGCCGTGCTACGCACGGTTGCGCAGGCCGACCTCTGCGAGCCCTCGAACATCGCCAAGACCCACGGCCGCGCAGTGGCCGAGCAGCTCGACCAACTGCACGCCGCCGGCCTGGTCATGCGCCAGGGCGCTCGGCGCCCGGATCGCACGCGCACCACGCTCTACAGCATCAGCGCGACCGGGCGCGAGCGGCTTCACGCCTTCGAGGCAGGGTTTCGGCTCCGCATCAAGGCCAGCAGCCGCGTGCCGGCCGTAGCGGCCCCACGCACCGCCCACCTGACGACGCGGGGTCTGTACACCGGCGCCGAACTGCGCCCCTACGACGGCCGCCCGGGAGCCATGGACGCCTTCGCGCTGCCCAGCCGCATGGGCAGCCGCCTGCACTACCGATCCGGCGAAGTCGTCGAGGCAAAAGCGCTGGGAGGCGCGACGCAATGAGATTCTTCACAGGCCTGCACCAGCCCAGCGACGCGCGCCACTTTGATGGCGCCTTCGTGAGCGTAAACCGGCTGCGCTCGCGCAAGGCGTCGATGAATGTAGGCGACTGGATCATGGACAGCGGAGCCTTCACCGAGGTTTCGCGTCATGGCGGCTACCGGCAAGACGTCGCAAGTTATGCGGCTGAGATCCGGCGCTGGGCGACGAACGGCTCTGGTCGGCTGCTCGCTGCGGCCGCCCAGGACTTCATGTGCGAGCCGTTCATCATCAAGATCACCGGCCTGTCGGTCGAGGAGCATCAGCGACTAACCGTCGAGCGCTACGACGCGTTGCGCGCCGAAGACACGGCAGGCGTCTACATACTGCCGGTGGTGCAGGGGTTCGATCCGACCGACTACGTGCGCCACATCGCGATGTATGGCGATCGGCTGCAGCACGGCGCATGGGTCGGCGTCGGCTCGGTCTGCAAGCGCAACGGCTCGCCGGATCAGGTCGCGGCAGTGCTGATGGCGGTCAAGCAAGCGCGTCCCGACCTGCTGCTGCACGGCTTCGGCCTCAAGACCACGGCGCTGGCGCACCCATTCGTGCGCTCGATGTTGCATTCCGCCGACTCGATGGCCTGGAGCTTTGCAGCTCGCAAACAGGGCCGCAACGCGAACGACTGGCGCGAGGCCGCCCGCTGGACCGCCGCGATCGAGAGCCGCCCCGTGCAGCACATGCTCGCGCTGGAGGCCACGGCATGACGGTCGCCATCCTCTTCGCCCGCCAGGACAGCATCTACAAGACGCTGCCCGACTGCGACGTGTGGGACATCGATCGCGACGCCCGGCGGTGGCCCGGCGGTGGCCCGGCGGTGGCGCATCCGCCGTGCCGCGCCTGGGGCCGCTACGCGCACGTCGCGAAGCCGCGGCCTGACGAGAAGGCGCTCGCCCCTTGGGCCATGGAGCAGGTCCGCAAGCATGGCGGCGTGCTCGAGCATCCGATCACGTCGCGCCTGTGGGCGCACTGCGGCTGCCTGGGCTACGGCGTGCGCGACCAGTGGGGCGGTGTGCTGCTGCCTGTGCATCAGTCGTGGTGGGGCCATCGGGCTCCGAAGCCGACCGGCATCTACATCGCGGGCCCCGCCCCCGACCTCCCATTCGATCCCGTCCTCGCCGCGGGGCGCATCGAGAACATGTGCCACGCCGAACGCGAGAAGACGCCAGAGCCGTTCGCTCGCTGGCTCGTTGACCTTGCACGCCGGTGCGAAAGGACGGTGACGGCATGAAGCTCTACATCGCAGGCCCCATGACCGGGCTGCCCGACCTCAACTTTCCGGTGTTCCATCGGGCGGCGGCACTTCTGCGCGCCGCCGGCCATACGGTGGCCAACCCGGCCGAGATCAACCCCGACCCCGGCGCGCAGTGGCAGGCGTGCATGTTCCGCGACCTCGAAGAACTCGACACGTGCGACGGTATCTTGATGCTGCCGGGCTGGGAGAACTCGCCGGGCGCTCAGATCGAGCGGCTGTGGGCGAAGCGCACCGGCAAGACCATCCTCAATGCTTCGATGCTGAATTGCATCGAGGTGCAGCTGAACGAGGCATCCGCGTGAGCACGAAGCACGTTGTTTCCGTCTCTGGCGGCAAGGACAGCCTGGCCACACTGCTGATCGCCATTGCGCGTTGCGGCATCGAGAACGTCATCGCGATCTTTTGCGACACCGGCAACGAGCACGACGACACCTACGCCTACCTCGACTACCTTGAGGCACGGCTGGGCATCAAGATCGTGCGGCTCAAGGCAGACTTCACGCCCCAGCTGGCGGCCAAGCGCATGTTCATCGCGCGCGACGTGCGCACGGGCCGCGACAAGCACGGCCGGCGCCTGCGCTGGTCGAATAAGGCCAAACGCCGCGCGCTGGCCGTGATGTACCCGAGCGGCAATCCCTTCCTGGACCTGTGCATGTGGAAGGGTCGCTTTCCCTCGCGCAAGGCGCAGTTCTGCACCGAAGAGCTGAAGCGCAACATGGCGGTGGGCTTCCAGCTCGACCTGATGGAGGCCGGCCACAACGTCATCTCGTGGCAAGGCATCCGGCGCGACGAGTCACAGAACCGGGCCAACGCGAAGAAGTGGGAGCGCGTCGGCCGCGGGCTGTGGATCGCTCGTCCGATCGTCGATAACACCGCAGAGGAAGTCTTCGCCTTCTCCGCATCGCACGGAGTCAAGCCCAACCCGCTGTACCTGCAGGACATGAACCGCGTCGGCTGCATGCCGTGCATCAACTGCAGCAAGGGCGAACTGCGCGCCATTGCCGCGCGCTTTCCTGAGCACCCCGCACGAATCGCCGAGTGGGAGCTGATCGTCAGCGCGTGCAGCAAACGCGGCTTCTCGACGTTCATGGCAGACGCGCACCAGGCCAAGGACCGCCGCGTGATCTTCGCCGATCTCAACATCTGGGCGCGCATCGAATGGTCGAAGACCAGCCGCGGTGGCAAGCAGTTCAACCTGCTAGATGAGCAGGAAAACGAGGGCGGGGGCTGCAGCTCCAGCTATGGCCTGTGCGACCAAGGTGCCCCCATTCTGGAGACCGCATGAAGCGCCGAGTGAAGAACCTCACCAGCTGGGCCGAGATGATCGCCGCGCGCCAGCCCATGGCGCGGTCCGTTGCCGACGACGTCATGGCGAAGCTCTACAGCGCCTTCGGCGACCTGAAGGCCGGCAGCACCGACGACGAGTTGTTCGACCGCATGGCAGCCGCCATCAACGTAGGCATCGTGCGCGCTGAGCAGATCGCGCCGGCGTGCGTCTCGCCGATGCTGGCCGCGCGCGACGCGCTCATCCGATGCGATGACATTCGCGGCCGCCATGGCCGCTACGGCTTCGACGGCCCTGGACTGCTGGCGATGGCTGCAGGCCTCGAGGTCTACGAGGAAATGGTGCGCAACAGCACCCCACAACAAATGCGCGAGGCCATGACGGCATCGATCGCGCGCATGCGCCGCCAAGCGGCGGCAGAACACCGGCTCCAATCATGAAGACGATCTTTCTGCTGATGGCGCAATACGACGCCCGCCCGGTCATTCCGCTGGAATGGGTGCAGCGCGACTTCTTCAGCCATCTCGAGGTGAAGAAGCTCGCGGCGAAGTGCACCACGGGGGAAATCAGGCTGCCCTTAGTGCGGACTGACCCCAGCAGCCAGAAGTCGCCGAAGGGGGTGGGCATCCAAGACCTCGCCCAGTACCTCGACGATCGACAACATGCGGCGCGAAAAGAGCTGGAACAGCTTCTCCCCAAGTGAATCTGCCCGTGCCGCTGCTAGTAAACTTCGATCGCTCGTCGACGTCTTGACACGCGAGTTCAGACCCTCGAACGCCCGAGCAACTTGAAGCCAAATCCAAAGAAAATATTGACCCATGAGCGCAGAACCAAGACCTAGGGAATCTGTCGGGGGCCAGTTCACCACACCTCTTCGATATCCCGGCGGCAAGGGGCGTCTGGGTCCCTGGATTGCGGAAATCATGCGTCACAACCGAATCTCCGGGGGCTGGTACGTCGAACCGTACGCCGGCGGCGCCGGGGCGGCGCTCTTCTTGCTGACGCAGGGCTACGTCGACCACATCGTCATCAACGATGCCGACCCGATCGTTCATGCCTTCTGGAAGGCTGCTACCGACTACAACTCCGAACTACTGGCCACAGTCCAGAGAACGCCGGTGACAATGGACACGTGGCATCGCCAGCGCGAGATCATCGCTGCGCCTGGAAAATACAACTTGGTCGAGGTCGCCTTCGCCACTTTTTTCCTCAATCGCACCAATCGCTCGGGCATCCTTTCCGCAGGAGTCATCGGCGGCAAGGCTCAGAGCGGCAACTACAAGCTGGATGCGCGCTACAACGTCGCGGAACTGATGAATCGCATCAAGACGATCGGTGCATATCGAAGTCGCATGACCGTGCTCGGCATTGACGCCCTTGATCTCTTAACTGATGTGGCGCCTGGCTTCCCCAGGGAGTGCTTGGTCTACCTGGACCCGCCGTACTACGTCAAAGGCAGCCTGCTGTATCGGAACCACTACCTCCATGACGACCACGCGGCGATTGCGGAGCGAGTCGAGGATGCGACCTATCCCTTGATCGTCACCTACGATGATTGCTCCGAAATCCGCCAGCTGTACCGGTCGTTCGAATCCACGAACTTTGAACTGCACTACTCGACGCATTTGGCGCGCCCACTCACCAGCGAGGTCTTGTTCTACAAAAACCTAGAACTGCCGTCCGCGCCGGCAATGACTCGCGCGACTCACTTGGCCCAGCAAGCACGCACGAATGGCGCGATGGCGTCCCAGAAGATGTTGAGCGCCTGA